GATAAAAGAACCTATAATCCCTTCGCACACCGCGTCACACCGCGCTATATGCTGCTCATTAGGAATTACGGCTCCTTTTTTGTGGATACAATCTCTTGTATACGATATACTTATTGTTAATTTCATTGACCTTTACGCAATCCTGCGTAAATGCTGGTATAGGGTGTACTTCGGATTTCCGAGCCTATATTGGTTTTGAAAGGACCTTTAAGTCCCTACTATACTACATTGTACTAGCGTAGGCCACGTAGGCCCGTAAGATATTATAACTATTTTATTATATTTTATTCACCCCCCACATTAATCCCAGTTAAAGCTTTATAACTATAAGTAAGCCGTGCCGAAACGTTAATCGGTCGCTAGTTGCGTAACAACTGTTAGTTTAATTTTCCAAAATTTATTTTTCACAATTTTTAGTTAAGATTTTAGCTTGCCTTAAGCAGTCTTTATATCTTCTGTATATTATTTTAAAGTTTATAGGAGCAAAGTTCGCTTTACTCGCAATAGCTATTTTATTTATTTTAGGAATATTATCACCTCGTAATTATTTAATTATAACATTAGCTTTATCTATTTATAATGTCTACGATGTCTTGCACCAATTTACCAAAGTCAGTTCAACGCATCCAACAACATTGCAATAGTTTAGCTTCCGAACCTAGATTAGTTACATTACCACGTAAGGACTTTTCAACTTTTATAGATTCATTTAAACACCTTGATGTGCCTCGTCCATTTAGTGTTTGCATGAGATGGTCAGAGGTGTGTGATAATGAATTTGTGCTTGGATATCATAAATCTTCTACGTTATATGAACAAATGTTTATTATGAAATATTTGTTAAAGTTTAATTTCGAACCCCGTCAGCTTTCCATACTCAGAAAACGAATGCAAGAGCGTTTGTTTTTTTTTTATAGAGGTTCCCGAACTATTGTACCTTTGAATATGGTTTATCCCTTATTTAAAGATACGTTAAATAGTATCAGGCATCCAGCGAATTATACGCGGTGGGGTTTCGAATATTTGGACGGAACAGATATTCGTAAATTTCCATTTTTAATATTAATGTTTTGTATTAACATTGAGCGTGTACCACTACGGTGTTACAAGTTTAGTGCTAATGTAAACATGAAGGTTGCTTTGTCTCAATTACCTGTACTGATGGCCGCTCTTGTTAACAAGGAGAGGTTATCAGATCAGTATGATTTTTTGTTTGTGTTACAGAATTTCTTACATTTTTTTTTTAGAAATTTGAGTTACACAAATCCAATTGATCTAATTGAGCATAGTTTCATTCATGAATTAGGTTTATATTGTGCTAAATTGGTTATGATTAGACCTATATCTACTACTGAATACGTTTTAGGAGGAGATTGGGATTTTGATAAACCAGTTTTGGCATCAAAGGAAAATTGGGATGTATATTTTCGGCTGCAGACTGTTGCGCAGTTAGGTGTTGATTTCAACACTAACGTGCAAATGGATCCTGCATTTATACAAGCCCTGGACAAAATTGCCGACACATTTGGAGAAGCAGTAACAAGCTTGCATTCAGTTGCTGGCGTTGCTGTGGATGGAATTAGGAAAAAATTTGCGTGCTATTTATCTATTTGTTATAATCTGTATAGATTGGGTTCTGGAGGTATGTCTTCACAAGACGTGCTTATGAACTTAGTTACTACACTTATGCAATCAGATATGCCCGCAAATATTATTCCGCAACTGCGAAGTATATTTTTAACTTCTACTGCGCAATCTGCTTCCATTGATGCGATGGTGATCACTAAGCTTTTAGCTCTGTGTTCATTTTCGCTCATGGTTAGCAGGATACCAACATCCAGAGATATAGATTCATTTATTCTCAGGTTAGATAGAATACCAAAAGCATTTACTGGCCTGGAGAATATATGGAAGCGGTTAGACACCGTGACCAATGAACTGTGGACTTGGATGGAAGTAACAGTGTTGAAGCGTGAAAATGTAATTCCGCGTTCTGATATCCTTGATTCTGTTAGTAAGTGGGAAAATGACCTTGAACAGTTGTTGACTCTTCAGAAGCATCGAGAGATTCAAACAAATCTTGAGACGCAACATGCCGCAGGACGTATGTATTCCGAAGGAATACGTCTAATGCGTATATGTAAAGATCTGAACCTTTCTAAGGGAAACACCGAAATCATCGCCCGAAATTTACCAGCCGCAAAACTCTTATTGACTGAAGCCAATATGAGTGGTGCGGATAAATCAAAATTAAGAACAGAACCTGTCATTGTTTGGTTTTCCGGCGCTTCCGGCAACGGAAAGACAGGGTTGTCGTATCCTTTCATTTTAGATATGATGAGAGTATATGGCGATCCACCAGACACTTGGCAACAAAATGTATATGCAAGAGAGCCCGAAACTGAGTATTGGGATGGGTATATAAACCAAGAATATATTGTTTATGATGACTTTATCCAGATTAAGGATTCGCAACTGAAACCTAATCCTGAATTGTTTGAAATGATAAGACTTGGAAATATGTTCCCATACCAGTGCCATATGGCTTCCTTGTTGGACAAAAACAACACATTTGCAGAACCTAAATTAATTTGTTTGACTTCTAATTTACAACGTTTACAGATTGAATCATTGAATTGTCCGGAAGCGGTGTCACGTCGTATAGATTTTGCTTTTAACGTTCGTATAGTACCAGAATACCAAATGGAATATATGAGCGCTAATGGTGATAAATTGTATAGACTAGACGCTGCCAAGGCAAGGCAAGATTTTGGAGACGTTTTATGTTTTGAAGTTTACAGATTTGATTTATTTGACGCTTCTAGCCGTCGCAACATTTTGACAGATTTAACTTACACGGAAGTTGTAAAGTTGTGTCAGGACAAGATGCGCGACCGCGCTAATAATTTTAATGACTATGCGAATTTTTTGGAATCATACAGGAATAAGGGGGTTGCTCAAGTTGAGAAACCCAAGCATGAAACTGACGATTCTTATAATGGAGAAACACTCGTATTCACGTCTACTGCACAAGTGCATTTAGATGATGTAACGAATTTAGTGATTTTGCAGCCCAGCTATATGAAGCGATTGTATTGGAATATATGCAAGCGATATTATAGTACTAGGTTGTGGCTATCGAAAACGGATATGAGTGCGTTCGAAATGTTGCTTCGTGGCGATAGAGATGGTGCTTATGATAAGTGCCTATCTATTGTTCGCGAAACGCGTTGCGAATTAAACAGCATGATTAACAGAGAAACTGAGGTTATTAAAAATGTGTTTGGAAACTATTGGCCCCTCTTTAAAGCTTGTGCAGGTGCTGCAATTGGTGCTTTTTCGTTATATTTCATATTACGAAAAAAAACAACACCAACGACAGCTTTTGTCAATGGTAATAAAGAGTTATTGACAACGATGCGGAAAGCAAATGAATGTTTAGATAATGAGTGTAGAAATTGTAAAAAATGCAAGCATAAGAATGTTGATTTGTGCGTGAAATGGTATACAAAATGCCATTGTTACGCTTTACATATGGAAAAAGCACAAGTTAATCTCAAATATTATACCGCTGCCGCAATGTACCAAGAACCGGAAATGAAAAGAGAACGCGAACGCTGTGTTGAATTATTAACAATTATAGATCAATTGTGTAGTTGCGACTGCGCTAATTGTGACGCTTGTTGTGACGATTCACTCACAGAAAAGTTCGAAAATGTGATGAAGGTATACGATATGCCGTGTGTTTGTGTTTGTGCTCGCCTATCACAAGGATTTGATATGGTTGAGTTATTAGCATTGATTAAACACTGTGGCAAATTGGAGCCAACACCAATTTTGAACCCGTACTTGCGTAAATTAAGTGTAAAATTATCCGAAGACATAAGAGATTTCGAAAGAACAACAGATTATGACCATTTGTTGAATACTCTTCAATCTCAAGAATATGAAGGAGAAGTTAATACTAAAAATATACGTAAGGTGGCTATACGATACCAATCTCATGATGATGACACTAATATGAGATTGCGGAAAATATTGCCGCGCGTTAAATACCAAACGGAACCGTCTGTTGACGTAATCAGCAGCGTAAGCCCAACGAAAAGTGGCGATTCTATCGACAAAATAATTGACAATGTGAATATAGAGGAACAGAGAGCTATGCCCGAAATGGATAAATCGGTCGAAACTATAGTAAATCATGTCGTGTACCCCAATACGGTTTACATGACAGCGAACAAGAATGACGGCACTGAGACCAATATTGGACATATAATTTTTATATGCGGCCAAGTTGCACTCATGCCCTACCATTATAAGATTGCTATAGAAGAACGACAATATCAATCTGTGAATTTATATTCTCGAAAGTTAATTGGAGCTAAGATACCATCTTCGGTATTTGACACTTTTGTGCGTTTACAAGGCAAGGATGCTATGTTAGTAGCCTTCCCTGTGACTGTTAATAGCTTTAAGAACATTGTTAGTCATTTTGTTGATATTCAAAGTTACCCCCTCGTTCCATCTTGTCCTGGAATACTTGCCAAATATTATTTTGCCAATGCGGAAACTGAAAAGTCCCGTGTTTGCATCAGTGCTATTGGTGTTTCAGAACGAGATGAAGTTGATGTAATGTCTGTACCTGGATGCATGGAGATAGTGCGTAATCGTGACTTCTACACTTACACGGCGCCAACTCGCGCCGGTGATTGTGGAGCCGCGCTTTGCGTTGCTAACACGTGCATACAAGGAAAGATAGTTGGAATACATGTTTCTGGAGTAGAAGGGCTTTGTAAAGGCAATTCTTCCGCGATAACCAAGCAAATGATTGAAGAATCATTGAAGAAAATGCCGAGCATAGCTCAATACGCCTATCCGTCATCCGCACTTACTGTTGAAATGGACGCACTAGAAGAAAGCGGATCTTTTGTTTTACACAAATATTTGCCAGGGGTATCTATCGGAACTACTATGCAGACGGCTATAAAGAAAACGCCTATTCATGGACAGCTGATTGCTACACCCAACAAACCCGGACCTCTAGGACCATTCAAAATAAGAGGTGAAATCATCGATCCTCGGATTTTACAGAGAAAGAAATATGGAAAACCACGACCTGTACTCGACCAAAACATCGTTAACGATATAAGAGACGGCTTGAAGTCTGTCTATTATCAATCACACGAATATGAACCAGAATATTATAAATATCCAATCACTTTTGATCAAGCCATATTGGGTATCGATGGTGACCCGTTTATCAATTCTTTGGATCGTAATACGGCACCTGGGTTCCCTTACTCAACTATGAGGAAGGGAACGAAAGGTAAAACGTTATGGTTCGGCAATGGTATGGATTATGACCTTACCGGACCGTATGCGGTTGCGTTACGAGCCGACGTTGATAAATTGGAAACAGACATACTTAATGGTACTCGGCCAGAAATTGTTTGGACAGATACACTTAAAGATCAGAAGATAGCAATAGCTAAAGCGAATGCAGGAAAAACGCGTTTGTTTTCTGCCGCGCCTATGCACTATGCAATAGCGCTTCGGAAAGTATGCGCTCCTTTTGTTGCTCATTTATCACGTATGCGTATTAGAAATACGATATGTGTGGGTGTCAACCCTTTTTCTAGTGAATGGAGTGCTGTAGCACAAAAACTCTTAGTTAAAGGACCGCACGTTATAGCTGGCGACTATTCTAATTTTGACGGTTCGTTACCCGCCCAACTAGTCTATGCTGCGACTGAAATCATGGCAGACTGGTACGATTTAAATTGGGATTATGTTGAAGCTCATAAGCGTAATGTAGTAGGTGGTCAAGTTTTGTTGAAAGACGAATATCTTGACTACTTACGGCGTTTGTATTATGAGTGTGTACATCATTTACATATAATGAATTTTAAACAAGGTTCGCTTATGTACTATGTACGCAATGGCATACCCTCTGGTTGTCCAGTTACGGCCCCACTTAATTCAATTGTCAATCAAATGGCATTGGTTTATTGTTGGTATCATATTATAGATGATCCACTCAAGCGAAATGTGAAAGAGTTTTTTGAGCATACCTCGAGTGTTTTTTACGGAGATGATTTCGTAATGAATATTCGAGCTGATGTATTGGAGCAATTCAATCAAATAACAATAACACGTGCTATGAGTGATTATCTGGACATGGTAATGACTGATGAAGCAAAAACCGGTGAATGTGTTAAATGGAGAACTCTACCAGAAGTTAATTTTTTAAAGAGAGCTTTTCATTATAACACATTTATCCAAGAATATACAGCACCTTTGGACCTCACAGTTATATTAGATTCTACGAATTGGTATAAAATTGGTAAATGTTCTGCAGTAATCGTTGCTCGCGATACGCTTAAAGCGTGTTTGCGAGAGCTTGCGTTACATCCGGAACATATCGATTCTCAATATAGATCTATTATAACAGAACTAGGCCTTCAGCTTACCAACTTGATACCTGGCGAGTTGTTTATACCTGATACAAGGTATTCGACGTTGCTAGCAATCAAAAATATGGAAAGCGATGGTTTAGGACTAAACTGTGATGCATAAGATAGTCTCATTAGAGAACCACGTAATTGGGTCAACCCGTTAATACCGGTCCACCAAGCCCTGGAAATCTCTAGTAATCTACATGCACAAAACCGCTGTTATTCTAAATACGCGATGTTAAATATTATTAGTCTCATTAACAAACCACGCAACTATGTCAACCCGCTAATACCGGTCTAATAGGCCCTGGAAATTGTTAATAAATAATATTGTAACATCAAACCATATATATGTAATAGTCTCATCACTAACCCACGCAACTGTGTCAATCCGTTAATACCGGTCCAACAGGCCCTGGAAATTAGTGGCAATAACATATATATGTCAACCCTGCTCATTGGTTTAATTGAGCGCATTTAGTGTTGTGTGATCTTGCGCGATAAATGCTGACGTGAAAACGTTGCGTATTGCTACAACACTTGGTTAGCTATTTAGCTTTACTAATCAAGACGCCGTCGTGCAGCCCACAAAAGTCTAGATACGTCACAGGAGAGCATACGCTAGGTCGCGTTGACTATCCTTATATATGACCTGCAAATATAAACGAAAACACTACAACAAAAATACAACAGCAAATCCTTTCTTTTAGTTCGGAAGGTGAATCCCCGTCGTCATCCACAGTTTTAGCACCACTCAAATTGCAAGATCCTATATTGGATTGCGCGAGAGATGGAAAAACTCATACAGTTAATTCTTTTCTTGAGAGGCCTATAAACTTTAGAACCGCGACTTGGAGTAATCAACCAGCTGGCGAAAGGTTATTTTCTTTTAATTACCCTTCTAATGTTGTTACGAATCCTATGTACAGCAGAAAATTGCAAAATTTTCTAGGTTTGCGTGCTGATTTAGTTGTTCGCGTTCAAGTCAACGCTCAACCATTTCATGCAGGTAGATTAATGCTGTCCTGGACTCCGTTTCTGGATTATTTGGGAACTAATCGAAAATATTATTATACAGATCCATCATCGACCTTTTTAACCTCCGTTAGTGGTAACCCTCGCGTTGAGATAGATTTATCTACTACAACTGAGGCCACCATGACTATACCGTTTGTCTCGCCTTTTCTGTACTACAATCTAGTGACGGGGTCAGGCGATATTGGAACTTTCCAATTAATCGTTTATTCTCCGTTAGTCGATTTAGTCTCGGGAGGTAATATAGACTATACGATATGGGTTAATATGACAAACGTAAGAACAGAGTTTCCAACCGGTATGCCAACTTCTATCGCTCAGGTGGGAGAAGAAGGCAGTACCCAGCAAAAACAAGGGTTCGTCACTCGCCAGTCTGAAGCTTATTCTACTATCATGGAACCACTCACCAAAATACCTGGTGTTGGTCAATTAATAGGATATGCTAAATCTGGCGTTGACGCGCTCCATGCTGTTGCTTCAACTCACGGTTGGTCTAAGCCATTGAATCCGGCTGATATGCAATTATTTAAACAAGCCCCATCAAAATTCATGTGTAATTCAGATGGTTCGGATATGGCAACTAATTTGGGTTTAACAAGCCAAAATGAAATTGAACATCTCCAATCTCTCTTTCGCACTGATTCTGATGAAATGTCTATTGATTACGTAGCAAGAACTTACAATTACGTTAGTAGATTCAATTGGATTAAAGGAAATGGTCCAGGTACTGTTCTGTATAGTCATGTGGTCTCACCCACCTCATGGTTTACAGAAGTTGGTATAACTGGATTGTCAATACCTCATTTATATTTTGCCGCCAGCAATTTTGTTTTATGGCGTGGTGGTATGAATATAAAACTTAAATTTGTCAAAACGAAGTTCCACTCTGGACGAGTGCGTATTTTATACGTACCCGGATTCTTTGGTGGGACTTTGCCTACTAATTTCGAAACCGACGCTAATTACTCGACTGTTGTAGATCTTAGATCTGATACAGACGTTGAATTTAACGTCCCATATGTAGCTACAGTTCCTTGGTTACATGTCAACTCTACACCTTGGGTCACTGCATTTTCGCAGATCCATGCGTGTAGGTCGATTGTCGTCGAGGTTCTTAATGAGCTAGTTAACACATCTACCGTATCTGATACTATTGAAGTTTTAGTGGAAGTATGTGCTGCTGAAGATATTGAATTTGCCATTCCTATAGTGCCATCTTTAACACCGCGTGCTGCCCCGCAAGGTTCATCTCGTCGTACTGCTTACGATTTGATCACAAGCATTGCGCAAGTAGGAACTGATACGGGAGATACACCACTCGAGGTATCTCGTGAAGAGCCAACAACTTTTAACGATGTACCTCTCCAACCAACTACGACTACATTTAACGCATCTATGTTGATGATGGGGGAAAAAGTTACGTCATTTAGACAGCTTATTAAGCGTTTTAGTGCCATAACCCCGCCTACTCAAAATAGGTACTGGGAATTTACACAACCATTTTGGATTAATACTAACAGGTTAGAGGGTGTAACTCAAGAGGGTTCTTCAGATATAGATGGTATATCTTGGTTCGCTAGTTTATATGCATTCTACCGTGGTAGTATGCGTTACAAAATAGCGCCCCTTTCAAATGCATCACCTTTAGTTGTTGCACTCAAACCAAACTCACTCTATTCTGGAGTGCGTGTTATAGATACAAATGGTACGTGGACTTATCCAGATTACAAAGGCGCTGAGGTTTTCATGACACCTAATGAAGGTATTCATGAGCTCAGTATTCCATACTATAGTTCCTATCCCGTTACCCTTACCACGTATAATTCTACTGATTCGGATGTGCTCGATGCAAGAAACGGTTTTAACCGTGTTATTGCTCGTTTTCATTCTGATACTAGTGCATACGTTTATCGGGCTGCTGGTGATGATTTTAGTTTCGGCTTTCTGCTCGGAGCTCCTATAGTGATCATAGGTCTTAGTAGCGTTCGTTTGATATGCGTTAAATATCACAGGGTTTTTAGTCCCTTGGAAAACTATACGTCTGATATGCGTAAATTATCAAATGAGTAACTGTCTCGAATTAAAACAGTCACTTGATAGAGTGTTTCTATCTGACTTACAAACCGTTTACGGAGGATATGATGTACCCGCCGCATTTGAAGCGTCGCTAGGCCTAGTTTGTAAGTTAGTTTAATTATTATTAAGGACCAAAAACAATATAAAATACAAAACAAAAAAAAATTTATCATTAGTTTATTTTAGGAAATAATTTTAAGCAAGCCTGGCGCGCCAAAATTGGAGTTTAAAGACCCTATAAAAATGCTGGCGTTATACACCCCTTGTTCCTTCGAGGCGGGCCCTCATGTGTTCCACATGCAGACTTAAAGAAGTCTACCCCCGGCCCGTCTGGGGGATCTAAGTTTTTATCAGTTTTCTTAGACCTGACCTTAATTGGTTGGGAGGCGTAACTGTTACTTTATGTCTGGCGAACATGAGAGGTGCTGTAATGTCATTTTTCGTC